GGGGGAGAGAACTCTTAATAGTTCTCCCCTACGGGAACCCCCCTTCTCCCCTCTTAGAGGAGTTGAAAAAAAGAAAAAAAAATTTTTAAATAAAAAAATTGAAGCATGAAAATTTACAGAGTGAGGATAGGATTTAATGAGTGAGAACACTGCGTTGCAGATCAAGGAAGAGTTGCTTGAAGCGATTGATGTTGATGATGACATTCTCAGCAACCCGAATCGATATGCTCCAGAAAAATACAAGCGCAGGAGACTGACTAAGAAACAACAGAAGTTTGTGCAGTTGTATGTTCACAACGATCTGACTAATACAGAGTGCGCCCATCGAGCAGGATATGCTTACCCAGCACAAACAGCATCGATGCTTTTGAATGACTCCAGGTTTTTGCATATCCAAGAAACTATCAAGGATTTGCAGGAAGGGTATCAACGGAAGTATGAGATTACTTTTGAGAAGGTTGCGCGTGATCTTCAGATGATCAGAGATGCTGCAGTTGAAGATGGGAAGTTCAGTGCGGCGGTACAAGCAGAACTGGGCAGAGCAAAACTTGGTGGACTCATGGTTGATAAGAAGGAAATCAAACATGGCCGCATTGATCAGATGGATAGAGATGAGGTGGAAGCAAGACTAAGAAAACTCATTGAGTCTAATCAGCTTGCTCCTCAATTACAGGAACGTGTGCTTGCGAACTCAGAAGATGACGATCTTCCTTCTTCAACTTCATCATACCAAGTTGAGCAATACGAAATTGTGCCAGGTGAAGACGATGCGGTCTGAAGTTCTTACCCTTGCGGGCTAACTCAGATACTCGTTTTTTATTTTTGAATGCCTTGCGAGCTCTGTAATCTTTGAGCTTGTGTTCGTGACAACAAAACTTCGATTGAGCCTGGATGCTCGAGTAACTCACGCCGCACCATGAACATTTAAATTTTCGGATCTTCTTGGCCAGGTGGAGGGTGGATGAGTTCTCTCTCAACCCACCTCGTGTTTCAAGATCATCACTCATCGTGTGAGCCAAACAATTGAGAAACTTTTGTTGATACAAAGTTCGCGTACATGACTTCATCTTCGTGAATACAGTTCTGACGCAGAAGCTTGGTGTATTCTTTCAACAACCCACCGAATGAGTTTGCTTCCAGAACATGGGTATCAAAACCATGCTCTGACTCGTGGTTCTTTACGACTATGTCTGCTCTCATGAATAAATCTCCCTATCTGCTTTGATTACTATCTCCCCAATCGCTTGTATTAACTGAGGTACTACTGCGTTACCTAATCCTTTAAGTCTGTCCACCCTACCGGGAACCCCATCAGCCACTCGACCCACTCCGGGTTCAGGGAGCCAGACGTTTTCTCTTCTCTTGCTATCACTTCGTTCAATGGTCTGGAGTTCCGATTGTGTGTGTTCTCCGATGCTTTCCCTGACTTCCAATCTCTCGCCGTTGGTGTGGGTAACATCTTGTTTACCGCTGTCGCCAGACCATCGCCCGACTTCTTGCTCAGTCCCTCTTTGTTGTAATTGCCTTTCACCGTTGGTGTAGGCCAAAGCTTGACCGCTGTTTGTAAATCCATCCCCCTCTTCTGACCACTGCCTCTTCTCTTCACTTCCGATTCGCTCACTACCAGATCGGTTGAACGAGAACCTCTTTGACTTGCATCTGGAGTTGGCCATAGATTGTGCTTCGCCATGGTCTGTAATGATGGGCGAACCTTGCCCGTTCTCCCCATCGCCCCACCTTGGTTTGTTCCGTATGAGGTCGCTGTTGGAGTAGGCAATAACGAAGCATCGATCTCTTCTGTGCTTCGCATCGACGGCAACAGCCGGTAATACAAATTTCCTGACTTCGTAGTGTTCACTCTCCAAGTCAGATTGCACATCGTCGAGTGCCATGTTGATGAAGCCAAAAACATTTTCTCCAATAACCCATCTTGGTTTGGATTCTTTGATGACTCTAAACATCTCAGGCCAGAGATGACGGTCATCGAGTTTCCCTTTTCGTTCTCCTGCAACTGAGAATGGCTGGCAAGGAAATCCTCCTGCCACAACATCAACTGAGTTGGCGTATTGTCTTCCATCTAAATTCCTTATGTCTTCGTGAATCGTTATATCAGACCAATGCTTAGATAATATCTTGCGGCAGTATGGGTCTTTTTCACACATGGCTAGAGTGGACATTCCTGCCCACTCAAGACCCAATGAGAATCCACCTATGCCTGAGAATAGATCAAGAACTTTCATGAGTTACCTATGCACTCAAAGAAAACATCTCCAGATAGATCAGTGAACTTGAGTTTGTCGCACGGTATTGCGTCTATGAGAGAGTCGATGAAGTCATCAGGCAAGTGCCAATCGCCACTTTCGATTATCTCTTTGGCCTCATACACTGCTGGCCTTTTGGTTGAATATCCTTCACCCCATCTGACGAGAAAATACTTATCTCCAGATAGCCTTGTCCACCAACCTTCAACTCCAGCTTCTTTCCAATCATCAGAATCTTTCTCAGAACCTTGGATCTCTTTTAGCCGATCATCGACAATTTGAAGAATGATATCTTCTGTCTGACGCTCAACTTGCTCTCTAATCATTCCAGCAAACCACTCAGATTCCTCTCCGATTTCATTTAGTTCACCAGCAACAAACTCTTTAAGAGCCTCTTCCAGTTTTATCAAATTCATACTCATGACTACACCTCCCTGTGAAGGAAACCACAATCTTCCCACTCTTCGATTCGATAGAACCAGTTGAACTGCAGTTGAGGATACTGATCTCTCAAAGCCAATAAGATTTCTACAGGAGCACACCATGCAGTTTCAAATTTGAATTGAACATGGTCACCGTACTCACAGACATAAACTTCTGCGTTACCAGCGTTCCATTTGGTTCCCCAGTTCTCTCTGTTCCAATCGTACCAACGGTCATCAGATTTACCGCTTAGTGGGAATTTCTTTACCTGCATGAATGAAGGTGCATCTTCATCGATAACAGGAAGCTCACCATCTTCGTTGGGTGTGTTGTCCCAATCAGGGGATGGAATCAGCTTGTTAAAATCGAAGACCGACTCTTCAGATTCAAGTCGCTTGGTTAGCTTCTTCAATAAAGCTTCCTGCTGTTCTCCATCAGCGTAGATGGACAGTTCATTTTCACAAATATTAGGCACTTGATTTTCTCCATAGTTTGAAAGCTTCTTGTTCGGAAAGATCATTCAGATAGACCCATTGGTCTTTGTCTGAGTTCGCCTTCTTACAAGCGGACATAGCTTCGGGGGTTGGTTTAGATTTGAAAGCGTATACATCATTCCTTTCGGTATCGAAGAAAGTAATCTTACTTTTCAAACATCGCTTCATCTCTTTTAGGCAGAGATGCTCATTAACAAGATCAGCTATCAGCCAATCCAGTAATTCAGAATCTGGCATATCAGATAGATCAATCGTTTCACCATCTACTTCCATGGTTAGATCACGATTCTCTTTGATGAAGTCAGCACCGTACTTGGTACACTTGGTCAGCATCTCAAGCTCTTCTGACTTTGTTTGATTTTTGATTCCCCAGTAATTGTTGCAAGCACCTCGACCATCGTTCTCAACATTCAGTGCTCTCTTGCCATCAAGGTAGATGACCGCTTGGAAACAGTGCGTTTCCTGACTAGCCCATTCAGTATGCTTGATGGACTTTAGTGTGATTCTTGATTGAGACTCGCTCATACAGAACTCCGTTTTGTTTTAAGAACCTTGATCGTAATGCATTGGGGTATCATCTTCAAGCTAATTAAATTATCTATTTACAAAAGCAGTTTGATACATATTGGGTGGGGTAATCTGCATCCCCCCCTCTCACAGTCCTTGTAAGCTGTGTACAGCCTTTTTCCGCTCTCCCCCCTTGCATTGGGGTGGGGGTGGGCTTGCGCCCCCCTGCGCGTGCGTGCGTGCGTTTTCGGGCTTGCGACCTTGCGGACTTATTTTTTTTATTTGCTTGCGACCTTGCGTGCTTGCGGACTTGCGCCCTGATTTGATGTGCGGGTCCGTGCTCGAGGTATCCGCGGCTGGGTGAGCTCATGCCGTCTCGACTTTGACCAATTTTTTGTTTTTCATTTGAAGCGCATCTACCCATCGCCTCTTTTGGTTTTTGCGTTCTTGTAATTCCATAGAACAGTAATTTATTTCGTGATCGTAGTAATCGTTATTAATTCCTTTTGGATCCTGCGCCCTTGATTTTTTGGCATCTCTAATTGTGAGGCGCAATTGCTCCTCACTCATGGATTTAGTTTTCTTTTGATACTGCCAGGCAATCATTTTCTTTTTCATCTCACGCCCTCGCTATCATGTTTGAATCGACTATGAATTTATTGTCGTGATCTTTAATCGCGCTACCTTTAACTTTTAGCCCTACGATTACCTTGCCAGCGCGCACGTTGTCTAAGTCGGATTGATCGCCGTCTATTACTGGCCGATTAAGAAATGTTTTCGGGAATCCGTTTCGGAACACTACCGATATCGGCGCATTGGTTTTAACTGCTATCTTCACTTGCGATTGATACTTAGGAGCTGCAGAGTATGAGAACATCAGCTCGTAATTTTTTGGCGTTTTATCGAGACGCTTTGCGAGCTTGGTGTAATCGTAAAAAAACAGCTCCGGGAATTGTTGCGGCACTCCGTGCTTCTCCCATGGTACGTCAGACAAAACATTCAGTCGGACCACGCCTTTAACGTTTTGCTTTTTGCAGAGCTTGGAGAAATTACCCAACTCTCGAATGAGTTGGTCGAGGAAAGCTTTGTTGTCGCCATGAAAAAATTCTGTCTTCTTTCGGCGCGCATCGTTCACGGATTTATAAACGAGTGCTAGGCCCGAATGCTTCAAACATAAATCAAAGCATTCCGCATTTAGCGAACTAGGACAAAGTTTTTGGTCGGGCATCATGGACAGCTGCGCCATGCGGACGTTGCCAGCTTTGGTCGCTGTCTTTTTTATTTTGGTGTTACCGTTTCCGGTATCAAGTAGTTTCATATCCAGGTTCCTTTTTGCTTTGGAGTATTAATTTTAGCAATTAATGACAGCGATATCTAATTTATTTTTCGCACACAATCGGCCAGGCAACCCACCACTTGCGACCTTGCGACCTTGTTATATTTTTTTTTGTGCTCGAGCTTGCGAGCTCTTGCGGCCTCGAGCTTTTTTATATGAGAGCTCTGCCGCACCCGCTAGGCGCGCGCAAAAAAATGGGGGCCGTGGCCCCCAGGATCTTAATCTTTTTCTATAACGCGAAAACCAATGACAATCGTTTCGGTGTCACTTGGTGTATGCAAATCCCAGGTGGGGTTTGCCAAACGGTTTCCTTCGTCATCAAAATTTGCTGGGCAAGTATCTAGCCACTCCCAAAATTCTTCTCTGGTCATTATGTTGCGCACATCATCTCTTAGAAAGTAATCTGTCATCACTCGTCTCCCTCGCTTTCAAGATTGTTTTCACAGTGAACGCAGACAAATTTATCGCCTACGAAATTCATGTTTCTCTCGTGTTCAAGAACCCCACACTCGTCGCATGGGGTTTTGTCTTCGCGATCCATTATGAATCGTCCACTATTTCGTTAATCGACCTCTTATCTCTGGGAAGAATGTCATTAACATAAAGCTTTTCTTTTTCCTCTTCGGTCATATCCTCCAGAATTAACTGGAGGATAACCGAACCATTGTCTGCCCTTTTTTGTGCTTCGCGATCGTCCATTATGAATCCTCCCCATCGGAGCCTATCCAAGTAGAAACCCAAATGATTGTGGCAATCGACAAACCAACTATCATTCCTCCTATCAGAGCATGAAAGCTTATGTTGATCGTGTAGCCTAGATAGTTGAGTGACGCGATGGTATAGACGCAAGACATTGCGCTGAGAATGACGCCTAGAAAATAAGCGCCTTTTGTTCGATAGAAATTTTTCATGTTTACTCTCTCTCTTTTTTTAAGAATGGGAGGGCCGAAGCCCTCCCGATGGTTTGATTATACACTTCCAAATGTCTTAAATGAATCTGAATGTCTCTTTTTCAAATAGACTTCTTTGGTGTATGGTTCAATCGCATTGATTCGATCATGCTCACTCACAACTGTTGCGCTGTAAATGAAACGCTCATTGTTGAATTTGATTTGATCAATCGAATCTCTTTTTACTGAGAATCTCTTTTTCACTCTATCTTTCAAACTATTAGGCGCGTCAACACGATCACTCCAAGTCTCGTCCACTAACTTTGAGTATGTGAACACAGCTGAATTTTCGAATTTTTCTTTCGCTTTCTTGAAATCAGCAAACTCTTTTGACTTTTTCAGAGTCAGGTTCGCTAATTTTTTCTCAGCGTACAGAGCAGTGAAAGACATCTTCAAAAGATCTTCTTTCTTTCTCCCAATAAACTCAATCACTTTCATTTTTCTTTACTCCTATGTTTAAGAAAATTTATTGCCTTGTTAGCAATAGTGCTAACAATAAAGTAATTATTAAATTAGTGCAACATATTATTATTATCTTTTTATTAGTTAATCTATCCCAACTAATAGACTTAGGCGCGGTCCCAACAATGCGACTTAGGCGCGCGTGCTAACAGTTTTGTTTAGGCGCGGGTCCCTTTGCGAAAAACCCAAAAAGTTGATCGATCTTTAGATCGACCCCCACCCCCCCTAAACAGTGTGTAGACATATAGTATGTGTATAAATAACATTCACCACGCACAACTACTGAAAAAAATCATTTGATCAACTTAGGCCACCTAGCTGAAAGCGACATGAAGGAGATCCTTCAGTTGCAGGACCGACTTGATTTCCTGAATACACAGGAAGCGTGCCGGGACTCCTTTATGGATTACATCCGATATATCTGGCCTGGTTTTATTGAGGGTGAACACCACCGTGTGATTGCAGAAAGGCTTACGGCGGTTGCGAAGGGGGAGTTGAAACGGCTGATTATCAACATGCCACCCCGTCATACCAAGTCTGAGTTTGCCTCGATTTACTTTCCGAGTTGGATGATGGGACTCCAGCCCAATCTCAAAATTATGCAGACCACTCACACGGCTGACTTGTCCATAAATTTTGGCCGAAAGGTCAGGAACCTTATGGACACGGAGGAATATACCAAAATTTTTCAAGACGTTAACTTAGCTGCTGATTCTAAGAGTGCGGGTAAATGGCAAACATCGAAGGGTGGCGAGTATTTTGCGGCTGGTGTAGGTGGTGCTATTGCGGGTAGGGGTGCGGATGTATTGATTATTGACGATCCACACTCTGAGCAGGACGCGATGAGCATGAATCTGTTGGATTCCTGCTATGAGTGGTACACATCTGGACCCAGACAGCGTCTACAGCCAGGTGGTTCGATCGTTATTGTCATGACTAGGTGGTCCACGATGGACCTGACGGGTAGATTATTGACTCGACAGACCGAATTAAACTCTGATCAGTGGGAAGTTATCGAATTACCAGCCATTTTTGAGGACACAGACGAGGTTTTGTGGCCTGAGTTCTGGCAAAAAGAGGAGTTGGAGAGTGTTAAGGCTTCGATCCCTGTTACAAAGTGGAACGCACAGTACCAACAGAACCCAACTTCGGAAGAAGGGGCGATTATCAAGCGTGATTGGTGGCAGATTTGGGATAGTGAGACCCCACCTGCGTGTCATTACGTGATCCAGAGCTATGATACGGCGTTTTCTAAAAAAGAAACGGCTGACTACAGCGCGATTACGACCTGGGGGGTGTTTTCTCCAGGTGAGGGTAGTGGTGATGCGATTATTCTGCTCGATGCACAGAGGGGTCGGTGGGATTTTACGGATCTGAAGTTTATTGCACAGGAGCAGTACAACGAATATCGCCCTGATATGGTGTTGGTGGAGGCACAGGCGAGTGGCACGCCCCTGACACATGAGTTGAGAGCGATGGGTATCCCTGTTGTGAACTATAGGCCGAGTCGAGGTAACGATAAGATGACTCGTGTTCATGCGGTCAGTCCTGTTTTCGAGGCTGGTATGGTTTG